GAGCTCCAACGCGCGGTCGTAGCCGTCCTGCAGCTCGAGATGGTCGCGCCACGGGGTGACGACCGCGACGGTCACACCGGCACCTTGACGCTGTGGAGCGGCGCGACCTGGCGCGGCGCCGTCAGCGAGTCGATCGCGGGCCGCCAGAATGTCTCCGTGACGGTGTCGGCGTCGTAGGCGGCCGCGAACCCGGCCGCGGCCTGGCGGAGCTCCTGGTCGCCCCTGCGCTCGTACGCGGCCTCCAACGCGGTCTGGATCGATCCGACGGAGGGGACGGTGAACCATGAGTCCTGCAGCGCGTCCCACCACGGGTCGCCGCCGACGAGCCAGCCCGCCCTCGTCAGCTCCGTCATGGCGGAGTGGTCGGACGCGATCACGGGGACACCGCAGGCTTGCGCCTCGATGATCGGCACCCCGAACCCTTCACCCATCGACGGGTTGAGGAGCACGTCGAACGCCTGGTACAGGTTCGAGACTTGCGCGGCCGACCACCCCAGGTGCCAGACAGCCGAGGGGGGGTATCTGACCCTGCCGGTTGGGCAGCCGGCCGCGACCGTGAGGCTGTCGAGGTTGATCCCGCCCGCTTTCCCGGCGGCGATCTGGGTGTGCGCGTACAGCCACACGTCGGGGTGGTCGGCGGCGAAGCGGGAGAACCCCAGGAAAGCCTGCGGGAACGCTTTGCGGGGCAGCATCGGGTTACCGGTGTTCGCCGCGACCATCCCGACCAGGAACGCGTCCGGCGGGATCCCGAGCTCGGCCCGGATCGCGTCTCGGTCATCCGGGCGCGGGTGGAACAGCGACCGGTCGACGCCGTGCGGGACATACACCGGCTGCAGGCCCACGTCGCGCATCATCGCCTCCCCGAACCGCGACATCGCGACCGGCCGGATCCTCTCGTGCGCCAACGCCGCCGACACCGCCGGGGGGACCGGGTAGTGATCGACCGGGGCCCACACCGCGACCGTGGGGACGCTGCCAGGCCACTCGTCGGGGCGGAGCACCCACGCGTCGCACAACGCCAGGACGAGGTCGGCCTCGAAATGCTCGCAGTAACTTGCGAGGTTGGTGTTGCCCCAGTCGCTGTCGGAGGGGTAGTAGCTGACGCCCGCCTCCAAACACATGCCCTGCACCCCGTAGTTGCACGCGACCGCGAGCTCGTGACCGAGCGCCTGCAGGCGGGGAATGAAGATGCGGGCCTGCTCGCCGTAGCCGGACCCGACCCCGGGCGGGTTGCCGAGCCAGAGGATCCTCACCTGGTCACCGTTGTTCGCCACTCGCAGCCGACCAGGTAGCCCTCGCTGCCGAGCGGGGTGTAGACGATCACGCCCGATGGGCCTTCGGCGCTTACTTCCTGCACGAGGCCGCCGAGGGTGTCGTCGCTGATGATCGCCGCGTGCACCGACGTCGCGGCGAGCGGGTCCATCAGCTGCAGCAGCATCTGCTGGGACGCGTCGACGTCGACCGGCTTCACCCGCGCCCGGACGGTCAGGTAGAAGTTCCTGTTGGCGAGCGGCCCGTACGCTTGCTGGTCGCTGAACGGGTCGGCGGGGTACACGTCGACGCACGGCGGCGTGGGGGACAGAACGAGGTACGGCCACACCTGCAGCGCCTCGCCGCCGAGGTCCTGCGCGGCGACATGGTCGGTGATCTGGTCCGCCAATGCCTCCACGATCTGCTGCAAAGAGGCGACCGCGACCGCCATCAGGCGAGCCCCATGAGCTCTCGGAGCGGCAGCAGCTTGAACGCGTGCCGGGCGAACGTGTTACGGCCGATCACGACCGCGCCTAGGGCGTTCTCCCAGATCCCGAACGACACCTCGGACTGCTGCCAGTGCTCCCGCGCGATGTCGTAGACCGCGTTCGTGACGAGATCAACCTGCCGTGCGTCGCTCAACGGTGTGCTGCGGGCCATGAACGAGTCGGCCTCGAAGCTCGCTGCCTGCAGGCAGCGGGTCATCGCTGCCGTCTGCGCTGCGGTCGGCGCGTTGATCTGGAGGATCCGGGCGAGCTCCTGGACGGTCCCGTAGACGCTCGCCGGCGTGCCGAACGTGACGTTCAGCTCCTCGACCGTCACCTTGTCCGGGGCAGTGGTGCCGTCGATCGACCACAGCAGCGTGTACTGCCCCTCCGCGTCCGGGCTGGTGCGGTTCGCGACGTACACACCCGACCCGGCGGGTGTCTCGATGATGTCGGCGGTCGAGAGCGGGTCGGTGTAGGCGCCCTGGTTGTCCAGCAGCCCCAGCGCAACGGTGCCGACGAGGCCGGTGACGCCGGCCTGGAACACCGCCTCGTACGGGAACGCGGGGGGGACGTTCACTGCGCGGCCCCGACGGAGTAGTTGATCACCGACAGGCTGAACCAGTCGATCTGGCCGCCGCCGATCAGCATCCCGCCGAACGTGATCGTCCCGTCGGGGAGCACGTCGACGCGGGCGTTGTTGCCGAACGCGGGGCAGCCGAACAGCAGCGTCGCCCGCGGCAGCGAGTCCGGGGCGAGCGTCGCGATCAGCTTCCCGACGTCACTGTCCGAGAGCGGCGGGTTGCAGCCGACCATCCCTTCGACGTGGACGACGTTGTTCAGGGTGAGCCGGTAGGCGGGGTCGGCGAACCCGTCCCCGTACGGCGCGAGGCCCGGCTCGAGTTGCAACGGCCGCCAGTCGACGTACGCGACGGAGGTGAGGATCCCGTCGAGGTCGCTGCGGGTTGTGATCTCGGTGAGCGGGAAAACGCCGGAGCCGTCGTCGACGGGGGACTTGTTCAGGCCAGGGTCACCGGTGACGTCGGTGAGCTCGGTCAGCGTCGAAGCGCCGCCGCCGCCGGTGACCCTGATCGCCACCACTTTCAGTCGCCCCCTTCGATCACCACCGTGTCGGCGACGTCGTCGTTCTGCTTCGCCTGCTTCTTGGCCTTGGCCGGGGTGAGCTCCAGCGTGGAGCCACCCTCCCCCTCGTCCCACGGGGCGGAGCCGTCCGCGCGGACGACCTGCTGGTTGGGTGCGTCGAGGGTGCTCACCGGACGACCTTGATGATCCCGGTCGGCTCGATCACGAGCGGCGTGTAGTAGCCCGCGTAGGCGACCTGCACGCCGAGCACGGACGGCTCGACGACCTGCAGCGACCCGATGCGGTCTTCGTACACCTCGACCGCGGCGGACGACAAAACGAGCATCTCGTTCGCCGCGAGGCCGTTCGTGACGACAACCTGCACACCCGAGATGGCGCCCATCGCGCCGGTGCCGAACTGGCCGGCGTTGAAGCCGCTCGAGAACGCGTTCGTTGGGTTGACGGGCGCGAACAACGGCCCGATCAGGCCGAGCATGTCCGGCGGCGCGGCCACGATCAGCCTGCCTTGCCCCTTCGTGGCGGCGTACACGGAACCGGCGGCGCCCCAGATCGCGCCTGACACGTCCGCGCCGGTGGGTGTTCCCGGCAGGTCGGTGCCCGCCGACGCCGTCCCGACAAGCGCCGACCCCAGCGCGGCCTCGGTGACCTGCGCGTAGTAGCCGGCGAGGTCGTTGATGACGATGTCCATGATCGACGGGGAAGTCCAGTCGATGTCCTGGCGGGAGACGTTGACGTAGCCGCCGTACGTGACGGCGTTCACCGGCAGCTTCGCGATCGTCATCTTCCTCGACACGAGCTCGGTTTTCTCTCCGCCCTGCGCGGCGACGTTCGTGTGCTGCGTGATCCGCGGCCGCGACCAGGAGCCGGACGGCAGCTGCCGCGGCCCCAACGCCGTGGTGAGGGGGCGGGACTCGTCGACGAAGTTGATCACCGGCCCGAGGATCTGCTCCGGCAGCAGCCCGGGGTTGTCGCTCGTGGTCTGGTGCGCGGCGGCGCGGTTGAACGTGTCCAACCGGCGCATCGACTCCTCCGCGCCCAGCCCGGCCTTCCACACGTCGAGGACGTAGTGGCCGGCGGAGCGGTACTCGACCTCCGTCTGCTCCTGCCCCTCCTTCTTCGACATGAAGTCGGCGATCTGCGCGATCCGCTGCGCCGACTCGCCGCTGATCCGCCGCGACTCCTCCAGGGGGAGCATGTTCGTGTTGCAGACCTTGATCCTGTCGCGGGCCCGCTCCGCGAGCTCGAGCTCTTTCGGGTCGAGGTCGCGACCTTCTTTCGTCGCGGTCTCGACGAGCGAATCGATGAGCTGTTGCTTCTCCTCGATCTCCGCGACGTACTGCGTCAGCATCTGATCGGTGGCTCTCATTTCGGGGTGCCTCCTTCGGCGCGAACGAATGACGATCTCGCTCTAGCGCCGCGTCCCCCGCAACAGCCGGCCCACCCAGTGGTCTACAACGGCTGGTAGTTCAGCGAACGGTCAGATCATACACGTCGGACAGGAGCCACCCTTTGACCGTGTCGAGGTTCGGACGGGCGGCTGGCGCCTCGAGGTCGACGGGCGGAGTCTGGTTGCGGACAGCGAGCACACGGGCGGTCTCGTAGGCGGGCTCCGGCGTCATCGCGATATGCGACAGCCACAGCTTCGTCAGGCGGACGCGTCGGCGGTCGCGGGACCATTCCTGCCCGCCCGGCATCGGCAGGAACGACGCCGACGCGTCCAGCATCTCCTCGTCGGCGAGCTGCAACGTCTCGTCGCCGAGCGCGGTCTGCGCGATCCGTATCTCGGCAACAAGCCCCTCTTCCCGGGACGGGTGGAGTCTGACGGCGCGGCCGACGGTGCGTTGCCGTTCGTGGTCGCGGTTAACCCGGATCCGGTTCGCCCTCCGTTCGATCCCCTCGAACGCGCCCGGGGCAACACTCTCGAGGACGGGGCGGCCGTACGGTTGGTCGACGAGGGCGTCGGTGTCGTAGGGGATCGCGATCAGTTCGATCGTGCGTTGCGGGAAGTTGACGGCAAGCTGGGTGGCGGTGCGGTAGTGCAGCTCGCCCTGCGGACGCTCGTCGCTCATTTCAACACTCCTGCCGATAGCGGTTCCGGGGTCGAGTCGTCGATCCGTTCCGCGTCGCGAATCTCCGCGACCGTCAACGCCTGCTGGCCGGTGACGGGGTCCACGATCGCGTTCAGGATCTGCGCCGTCTGTGCACGCTGCAAAGGTTCGGGCTCGATGTAGGCGTCGCGGTTGACCTCGATCCGTGTCCCTCTGGGCAGCAGCCACCCCGACAGCGCCGACATCACCGTCTGCGCCCTAGGGCGGAGGTAAGCACGCCAGTGGTACGAGAACAGGCTGGTCACGTTGCTGTAAGTCATCGAGTCGCCGCCCGAGGGAAGCCCGACGAGGAACGGCGGGACACCCAACATCAACGCGATCCGGCTCTCGTTCCACTGCGACAGGTCGAGCAAAGCCATCTTCTCCGGGTCGAGCTGCGTCGCCGTCCACTTCACGCCGCCGGACAGCACGGCGGGTTCGCCGATCGACGACATCCGCGCCTGCACCCACTGCGCCTTCAACAACTCCGACTGTTCCGCGCTCAGCTCGTCGGGATGCTCAAGCACCGACGACGGGATGCCGCCGGCGGCGGCAAGCGTCGTCGCATACCGCGACAGCACCTGGGCGGCGACAAGGCGGCCTTGTCCGGCCTCCAGTGGGCCGTGGCCGTGCGCGTCCGAGACGTTGGATTGGTAGCGGATGTGCAACATGTCGTCGGTCACGTCGGAGTCGCCGATGCGGTAGGTGCGGACGCCTTCGTTGATCTCGACGTTGACGAGCCACGGCGGCACCACGTGGAATCGCGCAGGCCAGCCTGTCGAATACCTCGCGGTGGCGAGCACGAACGCTTCGCCGAGCTGGTAGTCCCACGCCACCTGCTTCATGAATTCTTCCCAGGAAGCGTAAGTTTCGGGCTGCGGATTATTGATCCAGTCCGAGCTGAGCGACGACGCCGCCCCGACCAAGTAGGGCGGCATGGTGGAGAGCAGCGACGAGTTGAGGTCGATGCACATCCACGCCGTATCCGTCAGCGACGCGAACTGTCCGCCCCAGTTCGGCGTCTGCCACTCCGCCGGCCACCCTGACCACGCCGACGGCCGGATCGTCGGCAAACCCGGCCCGGCGGGTCCGGGGTCAACGAAGACGACGCCGTCGGGGTCGCCCGGGTTCACGTTCGGGGGGCCGACGGTCCCCGGGGCGGCGGTCACCGGGTCGTTCCCGTTCGGGATCTCAGGATCGGGCGGCCGGATCGCCCGCGTGAACAAGCG